ACTTGCTAAAACTGTAGAACTAATTAACATGTAAGTGGTTGCCATAATTATGCCGCCTTAATTCCGTAGAGAGTGGCAGTTGTGCCTGTGGTAAAACTTCCACCATTTACTGCAAGTAAAATAGTGTTTATGGCAGCAGTTGAACGCCATAAATTTACACTTGTTTCTATGCTACCTAATCCATTCAAGTCATTAGAAAAAGTAATTAAACTTGTTTTATTTGTTGAACCAGCATAAGAAAAAATATCTATAGTAAATAAATTTGGTTTATTAGTCGATATTGAATAATATGAGTCTAATTGAGAAATGCTTGAGCCTCCCGCAGTTAAACTAGCCGCGCTGGTGCCATCACCATAAAGCGAAGTAAATGAATAGTTGGTAGCAGTATCTCCGTTAAAGCGCATATAGGCAATTGCACCTACAGTTGCACCTGTTGATACAAGAACAATTCTTAAATCAGTATATGTTGCAGGTATGCTTGAAAAAGTAATGTTTCCATTTGCACCTAAAGTAGTAGTAGCGATTGGCTCGTATGTAAGTGCCATATTATTTCACCCCGTATAATGCAAATTTAGAAGTTGTTGTCCAAGCATTTCCAGTTGTTAGAAGTACAGACACGGAATTAACGGCACTTGTTGAGTACCAAGCACCAGAATCTAAACCTAGTCTAGAAACACCGTAACTGGCATTTGTATCCGCACCGACAGTCCATCTAACTGTTTTATTTTTTGAAGTAGATGCGTAATCAGTTATGTCAATAATTGCTACACCCATATATAAATTAGCACTACTTGAATCAGGAATAATTCTAGTTCCAGCATTATCCATATATGTTCTTGATGCTACACCGCTGGATGAAACTGCTGAACCCGTTCCCACTAAATCGTGACAAGAATAATTAGCACCAGTGTCACCATTTAAGCGTATCGCTGGTACACCAAAGTTACCTGATGTTCCCGTGTCTCTAACAAGCATTCTAATCTGCAATGACTTGTAAGTAGATGGGATAGAACTAAATGTAATTGTTGCGCTAGAACCGTCCCCAGTTACTGTAGCAATAGACTCAAATGAAGTAGGAGTAAGTACTGTTCCAGAGACAGTGCCAGCAGTTGAATCACCCAAAGCATTTGTTGCCTTTAAATAGAAGGTATAAGAGCCAGCGGTTAATCCAGTTAATGACAGTGGGCTGGTTGTAGTTCCCGCAGATGTGTAAGTGACGTTATCAGTAGACCACTTAACATTTGTAATAGTTGAGTTATTAGCAGAGTTTAAAGAGAAGGCTAAGGTTCCAGTAGTTCCAGTTCCACCATCTGTAAATGATGAGACAGTAGGAGCGGCAGGAACGCCAAATGTAAGCGAGTTAGAGGCACTGGAGGCTGTCGATGTACCATTGGCATTTGTCGCAGTTACTGTATAGGTGTAAGTGCCAGCAGCAATTTCAGTAACCACAATTGGGCTAGAGGCTCCCGTGTTAGTTCTTCCAGAAGATGAAGTAACTGTGTATCCAGTGATAGCAGACCCACCAGTTGCTCCTGCTGTAAAGGTAACTGAAGCAGTTAGGTTTCCTGCTGTTGCAGTTCCAATAGTAGGAGCCTGCGGAACTGTAGTTGCAGTAATAGAGGAAGATGAAGCAGAGGTCAATGTGCCATTGGCATTAGCAGCAGAGACTGCAAAGGTATAAGAGGTAGCAGACTGTAATCCTGTTACTGTAATTGGAGAAGACCCAGTAGCAGTGAAAGACCCAGGTGTAGAGGTTGCAGTAAATGTAGTAGCGGTTCCACCAGTAGCAGCGGCTGTGTAGGCAATAGTTGCAGAACCGTTGTTGTAGGCACGAGATGTTCCTACATTTGTTGCTGCTCCAATGGTAGGCGCATCTGGAACGTCAGCAATAGGCGTATTACCGCTCATGACGCTCTTTAATGAAACCTTGTTAGTGATAGTCACTTGATATACCTCTAACTAGTTAATTAGGAAATTTCGCTGCCAAATAGTGAGAATGAAAGAGTTGCAGTTGAGGCGTATACACGAACTACATCTGTAGTTGCTAGTGTCACACCAAGTGTCAAAGCAGTTGTATCTGAGGCTGCAACTGTGGCGCCATAGACGATGTAGTGCTTTGCTTCTGCTGTGGCACCTGCTGGGCTAACCGCAATACGGTAGGTAGCAGCAGAGGCTGCCTGGTTGCAGATGATGATTGTTGAGCCAACAGTAGATGTTGATGCTGGCACTGTGTAGAGGGTTGTTAGGGTAGTAGCCGCTGGTGCTGCTTGACCCAAAACTTTATAAACTGTAGCCAAAATTAAACTCCTTCGAAGGGGATGTACATAGGTTAACTGGTACAGAAACTCTATGTGGGCTAAAGTAACCTCATGAATTTGGTGCAGAAATCGGTTTCTCAGGGCGGAAAATTAGCGCCCATAGTCATACCCAACTCTCTCAGTAACGGCCTAGGACTCATGAATCCATCGGTCTATATTGATGATGACGGGGACATCCTAGTTAACCTTCGTCAGGTTAACTACACGCTATACATCAGCGAGAATGACAAGCGCTTCTTTAGTCCTTGGGGACCGCTTACTTATCTGCACCCAGAGAAGGATCAGCGTCTTGTCACCAACAACTTCCTCTGTCGCTTAGACAAGGATTACAACGTCATCAACTACACCAAGGTGGAGATGATGGAGTTGCACAAACCTATCTGGGAGTTTGTTGGCCTTGAAGATGCCCGTGTCGTTCAGTGGGATGGCGACTACTACATGGTCGGTGTTCGTCGTGATACCACGACCAATGGCGTTGGACGTATGGAGTACAGCAAGGTAGAGATTGACAAAAAGAACTGGACTGTCAAAGAGGTTCAACGAGTTCGTATTCCTGCGCCACTGCATGAGGCCACTTCGTATTGTGAGAAGAACTGGATGCCCGTTCTTGATAAGCCGTATCACTTTGTGAAGTGGGCTATGCCTACTGAGGTTGTGTGGTCTAACCCTAATGAGCCAGAGACAAAACAATTTGTTGTTAATGACAACGTGCCTCGTCCACCTATTGATCAGCGTGGTGGCTCTCACGTTATTGCGTGGGGCGATTACTATGTGTGTGTTACCCACGAGGTAAAGTTGTGGAGAAATTATCTCAACCAGAAGGACTCCACATATCGCCATCGCCTGATTGTCTGGGACAAGGAGTTTAACTTTATTGGACTCAGTAAAGAGTTTGCATTTATGGATACACCTATCGAGTTCTGCGTAGGAGCAGCCATTATCAATGACAATATGCTCTTGAGTTTTGGCGTTCAAGATAACTCTGCATTTGTATTAGAGGTCCCTAAGAGCGTTGTGAATGAATTGATTGAGGAGGCAAAGACATATGTCAATTAAGGATCTTGCAGTAGATGTCTCCTTTGATTCATACAACCCAGAGAAGAACTTCGCACTTGCTAACGCATATTTTGATCAGGGGCAGTTTGCATCTGCTGCTGGCTTCTACTTAAGAGCCGCAGATCGTGGATACAAGACTCATCCGATCATCGCCTACACATCGCTGCTGCGGATGGCTCTGTGCTTTTCTAAGCAAGGTGATCGCAATGCGACCGTCTATCAGACCATCTTGCACGCTATCACCTTGTTACCTGGACGACCAGAGGCGTACTTCTTAATTTCCAGAATCCATGAACGCAATAAGGAGTGGCAGAAGGCCTACACCTTTGCAGAGATCGGCTTGGTGCACACCATTGCCAGTTACAACAATCCACTGCCTGTGTATGTGGAGTACAACGGACCTTATGTCCTACTATTTGAGAAGGCTGTAGCGGGATGGTGGCTAGGCCGTAAAGAGGAGAGTAAAGAGTTGTTTGATCACCTACTAGATAATGTTGAGATGTCGCAGGAGTATGTCAGTGGCTGCATCAACAACTTGAAGTTGTTCTAATATGTTTCCTAATTGGTTTAGAAATGTATCCCCATACTTTGATCGCAAGTGTCCTCGTGAGCCTATCCGTGCTCTACAGATCGGCACCTACACAGGTGATGCCACAGAGTGGCTGTTAAATAATCGAGAGATTATTACGATTGATGATGTGGACACCTGGGAAGGTAGCCAGGAAGATCAACACGAGGATCTAGATTTCTCATCTGTCGAACAGTACTACGACTCACGGTTTAGTGATAACCCTAGAGTCATCAAGCACAAGATGACTAGCGATAAGTTCTTCAACACCAATACCAAGACCTATAACTTCATCTACATCGATGGAGACCACACAGCATTACAGACAGCCCTAGATGGCCTCAACGCCTTCAAAGTCCTTGAGAAGGGAGGAGTTATCGCCTTTGATGATTACGGCTGGACAGAGGGCGGCAAGGAGTTCCTAGAGCCTAAGAGAGGCATTGATGCCTTCTTCTCCATCTGTGAAGGAGAGATGCTCTGTCTAGAGGATGGCTATCAGATGTGGTTTGTTAAATGCTAGGTAATGCCTGCTTTGAGGTCTTTCATACTGATACTGGAAATAACCTCCGTAATAAATCTTATGAAGGAATTCTCAAGGGCGTTTCTTTTTTGCCACGACTAGGATCTCCAACAATGTATCTCAATACTGTTGATAAGGTTGAGAACTTTATAAACACACGACCAGAGTTTAAGGTCAACACCGTTGAAAATTACTGCCAGCCAGGTGAGACCTTTCCTCCTAGTGCTGGTGTGGTGGGTGTGTGGGCCAGTAACTACCTGGCATACAAGAAGTTCTTAGAGTCTGATTACGACACCATGGTTTTGTTTGAAGATGACATTGTTATGAGCAAGAACTTTAAGACTGTAGTAGAGACCTACATGTGGGAGTTACCTGCTGACTGGGACTTCTTCTCCTTCTTTGTTCCTGATGATTCACTCTTTGCATACAACGAAGAACAGCACACGATAGGAGCAGAGAATGTCTGCGTCTCTTACCAGCAGTGGTCATGTGCTGGTTACATGGTCAGCAAATCAGGAGCACGAAAAGCGGTTGCAGACATTGAATCAAGAGGAATTAACTGCCCAGTAGATTGGTACATCTTTAACTTTAGAATGAAGAAAGAAGATAACAAGCAGACATTCTTTACCTACACACTAAAGCCAGGCAAATATCGCCCCATTAAATTTTTGCAAGAAGCAGCCCAGTACAGCCAGATACATCGTGGCAGTACTGAACTACTTAATTAATTACATTCCACCTAGCATCAACACTGTAGGAGTTGCATCAGATGCAGCCGCAGCCCACTGAGTTCCAGATCCTGTAGATGTTAGTACTTGACCGTTAGTACCTGCTCCACCGCCTGCAGTTAACGTTCCAGTGATAGTTAAGTTAGAGATAGATGGACCAGTACCAAGTACGTTTGCTCCAGTACCAGTCAGAGTACCAAATGCAATGAAGTCAACGTCCCAGTCAGCCGCAGTTGTTGCAGCAGTTCCAATGCACAGGATGTTCGCTGTTACTCCAGGGATTACTGTCGCTACTAAGTTACCGCCTGATGAGTTAACAGTTAAGTTACCAGTAGCGTTATTCTCAATCTCATAACTTACACCTGTTACTAAAGTACTTGTTACTGGCAGAACGATTGTCTGAGTTGTAGAGCCAGTAAAGAGTTGTTGTCTACCGCTTGTAGCGGTAAGTGTTGTAGTTCCTGCCGCTGTTACAGTAGTTGCATAACCAAGTTTAATGTTGTCAATAACTGGAAGAGAAAGTGTTGGGCCAGTTCCAAATACAGCAACACCTGTACCAGTTTCATCTGTGAGCGCTGTTGCAAGGTTTGCAGATGATGGAGTAGTTAAGAAGGTCTGAACACCTGTACCTAATCCAAATGCAAATCCACCTTGGATACCCTGGGTGCCTTGTGTACCCTGCGTTCCTTGAGTTCCCTGTGCTCCAGTAGTTCCCTGTGAACCTGTAGTGCCTTGGGTACCTTGCGTACCCTGGGTGCCTTGGGTTCCCTGTGTACCTGTAGGTCCCTGTACACCCTGTGTACCAGTGTCACCCTTGTCACCTGTACGGGCGAATGTGATAACAATGTCATCTGAGTTTGCAAATGTTCCATTGCCAGATACGTAAGATGCACTTACAGTAAACCAGCCAGTGTTGTTTGTAACTGATGAGATTGTAAAGAGCGCAAATGAGTTGTCGTCAAACTTCTTTGACATACGGAAGTGACCCTTGATTGTAGAGGTCGATGTTCCGATAGTGTTAAGGAAGGATGAGATATCTGTTGCTGCATCATTACTTGAATCCAAGTAGACAGCAGTTGCAGAAGATAAAGTCAAAGCATTAAAGCGAACATTTCCAGTACCTGGATCTGAGGCAGTTGTAGTTGTGCTGTAGGTGTAGTCAAATGAAGCACCACCAAAGTTACCAGCAGCACCCTGCACACCGAGAGTACCTTGTACACCCTGTAGGCCTTGGACTCCCTGTACACCTTGAGTTCCTTGGATGCCCTGTGTGCCTTGTACGCCCTGTGTACCCTGCACACCCTGCGCTCCTGTTGCACCCTGTGCACCAGTGGTGCCCTGTGTGCCTTGAGTTCCTTGAGACCCCGTTGCTCCTTGAGAA